GCGGCAAAGAGGCTGATGAGAACCGGCAAGCGTTGTGTAAAGGGTGTCATGCGCTGAAGAGTGAGCGAGAGGCGAAAGAGAGGGGGGGCATTGAATCTCTGTGATATCGGCGGTAGCGTAACCGTGCGGGCTTTCATTCACAGAATTTTTTCAGGGGTATGATTTATAAAAACGGAATCAAAGGGAGAAAAAGCCAAATGAAAACAATAAAGTTAAACTCAATCCGGCTAAACCCCGATAACCCAAGATTGATTAGAGATGGTAAATTCAAAAAGCTGGTGGAATCCATCAAGCGCGACCCGGAATTTCTGGAAAAGCGCGGTATTGTCCATGCCGATGGTGTGATTCTGGGTGGCAACCAGCGGTATCTTGCCATCAAAGAGGCGCTCAAAGATGACGCTTTCAGGGGAGACCTGCCGAAGGGTGAAATCCCGGCGTCTTGGGTTCAGGACGCCTCTGACTGGCCAGAGGAAAAGCGCAGGCGGTTCATCATTCTGGATAATGCTTCTTTTGGGGAAATGGATTTTGACATCCTTGCGAACCTGTTTTCCGATTTGCCGCTGGTAGACTTGGGGGTTGATCTGCCGGAGGATTGGCTGAAGGGCGAAGAAACGGTTGCCGATGCTGAGCCGCAGATTGACCGGGCGGAAGAACTGAACAAGATTTGGCGCGTGAAATCGGGCGACCTTTGGCAAATCGGGGAACACCGGCTATTATGTGGGGACTCGACGAAAAAAGAGGACGTGGCGCGGGTTATGGGAAACGACAAGCCCCTTTTGATGGTTACGGACCCGCCGTATGGGGTTGAATATGAGAGTAAAAAAGGCGCGGTTACGAATGACGATCGTTCGGAATGGAAAGAATCTTATGATTTATTTCAGGGGGCGGTCGCCTATGTTTGGCATGGAGAGAGGTCTTCACTTGACGTCGGGATAAACCTCCGCGATTCAGGGTTTGAAATCCGCGCCCGCGTGATCTGGGTTAAGCCGTCGATTACAATGGGAAGGGGGCACTACCATTTTCAGCATGAGGGGGCGTGGTATGCCGTCAGGAAAGGTAATAAAAGCGGTTGGATTGGAGACCATAAGCAATCAAGCGTCTGGCAGATTGACCGAGACGATAAACTACATCCGACCGTCAAGCCCCTTGAATGTATGGCGCGACCCATCCGTAACCACGAGGGCGACGTCTATGACCCCTTCCTCGGTTCCGGCACCACAATGGTTGCCTGCCAAAACCTAAACCGTAAATGCAGGGGGATTGAAATAAGCCCCGACTATTGCGCCGTCATCCTTCAGCGCATGACCGATGCGTTTCCGGGGATTGAGATAAGGAGGATTGAATAATGGCTCGCGGAGGTTTCCGCCCTGGCGCCGGGCGTAAAAAAGGCACAGGCAAGAAAGAGAAAACGGAAACAAAAAAAACGCTTCCAACCCATGAAACCGAAGAGAATCGCAAGCTCCGGGAACTGCTGTCGTATGACCGGAAGGCGAAGGCAAAAATTTACCATGAGTTTGTAAATCGTCTGGGCAAAGGGGATGCCCTATCTATCACAGAAAAGAAGTTCATGGACAAAATCGGGGCTGAGTTATCGGCGGAGTTGAACAAAGCTGAAAGGATAGAAGCGGCAGCCGAGAACCTTACTCCCCTCGATTATATGCTGAAGGTGATGAACGACCCACAGGCCGAAAAAGAACGGCGTGACCGCATGGCGCAGGCAGCCGCGCCATATATCCACGCGAGGGCAGGAGAGGGGGTAGGCAAAAAAGATGAAAAAGCAGAGAGGGCAGAGCGGGCGGCACAGGGTAAATTTGCGCCCGGCAAACCGCCGGAACTGAAGGTTATAAGATGACCTGGTCAACGTCCTGCAAAGATTGGGAGAAAAGAATCCTTGCCGGTGAATCCCTGATTCCCTTTCCGCCCTTGTTCCCACAAGAGGCCGAAGAAGGCCTTGCTGTAATGAGGGATTTGTATCTTGTCGACGTTCTGGGGCGGCCAACAATAGGCCAGGTGGCGCGTCCCTGGTTGATTGACTTTGCGGCGTCCATATTCGGAGCATACGACACGAAGTCAGGGCGGCGGCTTATCATGGAGTTTTTTCTCCTCGTATCAAAGAAGAACAGCAAATCAACCACAGCAGCAGCCATTATGCTTACTGCTCTAATCCGTAATTGGAGAGACTCAGCAGAGTTCCTTATCCTCGCCCCTACGGTAGAGATCGCCAATAACAGCTTCTACCCTGCCCGTGACATGGTGAATGCCGATAGGGAACTATCTGACTTAATGCATGTTCAGAACCACTTACGGCAAATAACGCACATGAAATCCGGCGCCACTTTAAAAGTTGTTGCAGCCGATAACGAGACCGTAGGCGGCAAAAAGGCGACAGGTATATTGCTTGATGAATGCTGGCTATTCGGGAAACAACCGAATGCTGAGAATATGCTCCGTGAGGCTTGTGGCGGTCTTGCATCAAGGCCGGAAGGCTTCATAATATGGCTGTCAACACAATCCGATGAAGCCCCGGCCGGCGTGTTTAAACAGAAACTTGATTATGCAAGGGGCGTGAGGGACGGGAGGATAGACGATAACCGTTTCTTACCCGTCATCTACGAGTTTCCAAAACATATTCTTGATACAAAACAGCACCTTGATCCGAAAATGTTCTATGTCACAAATCCAAACCTGGGCGCGTCCGTTGACGAAGAATTTATAATCAGGGAATTTAAGAAGGCAGAGGAAGCCGGGACAGAATCCATGCAGGGCTTTCTTGCCAAGCACCTGAATGTTGAAATGGGTTTGTCCTTAAAATCCCAACGGTGGGCTGGGGCGGACTTCTGGGAAGATGCGGCGGGATTAGTAACCCTTAAAATGATACTTGAACAATCCGAGGTTGTGGTAATCGGCATTGACGGCGGCGGCCTCGATGACCTTTTGGGCTTGGCAGTTATTGGCAGGGTATCCGAAACAGGTAGCTGGCTTTTATGGACGCGGGCATGGGCGAACCCTATCGCACTTGAACGCCGCAAGTCAGAAGCGGCACGGTATCGGGACTTTGAACGTGACGGTGATCTGATAATTGTTGACGATATCGGGCAGGACATACAGCAGATAGGTGCTATTGTACAAAAATGCGAAGAGGCAGGGCTGCTTGACCGGATCGGGGTTGATCCTGTTGGCATCGGCGAGGTTGTGGATGAGATTGTTGACAAGCGGCAAATAGACCATGACAGAATCATCGGCATCCCTCAGGGCTGGCGTTTGTCCGGCGCAATCAAAACAACAGAGCGCAAAGTGGCTGAAAAAGCTCTTATACACGGTGGACAGGCAATGATGACATGGTGCGTAGGCAATGCCCGTGTTGAACCGAGGGGTAATGCAGTGTTGATTACCAAACAGGCAAGCGGGACAGGCAAGATTGACCCGTTAATGGCTACATTTAATGCGGTTGCATTGATGGCCATGAACCCGGAAGCGAGATTGAAAAAGTCCGCTTATGACGGCTTAACCGTTGAAGAAATCAAAGAGAGGTTGACCTATGACAGACATCCTTATCGGCTGGAAAGAGATTGCTAAACATTTAAAGGTCACAGACAACACAGCACGACGGTATATGAAACAAAAAAATCTCCCTGTCCGATACAATCCAGCGGGGCATCCGGTCATCAAGAAAGCGATAGCCGATGAATGGCTCGCAAAAACAGAACAGAAAGGAGAATGATATATGGAATATGTCCATTTTACTGAGACAAAAAGAGAAATGCAGAAAATGGCGGCACGGCACGACTCCGTACTTGTGGCATTTTCCGGCGGAAAAGATTCTCTTGTATGTCTCGACCTCGCCTGTAAGGTGTTCAAAAGGGTCATACCTTTCTTTATGTTTTTTGTACCTGGCTTGCGCTGTATAGATGAAAAAATGTTGATAGTCAAGGATAGATACGGCCTCGATGTACTCCAATACCCGCATATGCTGTATTTCCGCGCCATAAGAGAGCGCCTGTATTGCACAACGTCCGTACAAACCGAAAGCAAAATAAAAGAGTTCGGGCTTACAGACATTTACAAGGTTATTTGCCATGACACTGGCATAAACCTGATAATCAACGGGAGTAAAGAAACAGACAATATGTCAAGCAAAATCGTAATTATTTTTTATTTTTTTTTAAATATTTTTTATGCTGTCGCATTTTGTTCGTTTTTGTTTGCTTTTGTTTATTTTTGTTTGTTGCGCCTCACCAAAATCCCTGCCAAAATTAATTATATATGCAGATCGCAAATATTAAGCGAGGTGATCCAGATGCCACTATTCCGAAAAGTCAAAATTAGACGCACAGGAAAGGGTAAAGGCGGCGGTGGTGGTGGCGGTTAATATCCACGCCCAGCTCGTCCCAAATATTTAAAAAAAAGGAGGTAAATATATGGCAACCAGTATTCCATTAAGAAAGGCAAAAAGTAGAAAAACTAAGGCCGCGAAAGGCGGTGGTGGCGGAGGCTAATAACCGGCATTGACTAAAATTATTTCAACTATCATGTCCTGGGTAACAAGGGCGCGACACGCTTTTGATGCACGGGATGTTTTCGTTTTTGGCGGCCTTGCCCTTCTGGGATATGGCCTCTATCTGTTGCGTCCGTGGCTGGGGTATAGTGTGGCGGGACTGCTGCTTATGATTATCGGCTATTTGATGGAGGATAAGGCATAAATGGGCATTATATCAAGGCTAAAGCGTCCCCAAGCAATGAA